AAAACGACTTGGTTAGTTTACACGTAGAACCAACTAGCAGATGTACATTGGCTTGTCCGCGGTGTGAAAGGACAGAGTTAGTATCTAAATTCGGTAAAAAGGCATTGCCTATTAACGATCTTAATATTAAAGACTTTAAAACTTTCATTGATATTAATATTAATAATATTGATTTTTGTGGTAACTTAGGAGACCCAATATACCATGCCAATTTTTTAGAGTTAGTAAAAGTAAGTAAACTAGTTGCTAAATCTGTTAGTATTATAACCAATGGCAGCCGTAAAAGTAAATCATGGTGGAAAAAACTTAATCTGATACTAGACGATAAGGACACAATAACATTTAGCATTGATGGTACTCCAGATAACTTTACGCGATATCGTATTAACGGAGATTGGTCTAGTGTTCGTGTTGGTATAGACGAATGCGTATTAGGCCCAGCAAGAGTAGTATGGAAATATATCCCATTTAGGTTTAATGAAAATGATATAGAGTCTACACGGTTACTATCAAATAAACTAGGAATAGACGAGTTTGAAGTTGATCCCAGTGACAGATGGAACGAAGCTGACGAGAGTATTGACACTCTACGTCCTACGCTAGAGTCGTTAGTAAGCGCCAAGGATATTGTACAAAGAAAATTTGAAACTACTCCTAATAGAGATTTTGTTATAGATCCTAAATGTAAAGATGACATGATGCATTTTATTAGCAGTGACGGCTACTATTCACCATGCTGTTATAGCAAACACTATAACTTTCATTATAAGAGTCAATGGCGTAAAAATAAAGAGGACCATAATATTAAAACTAGTAAATTAAGTGATCAAATTAGCATGTTTAATAGTTTCTATGCTACAATACAGACTAGTAGACCAGAATATTGCTTGTTTAATTGCGGGAGATGTTGATTGTTTGACGATAAGCAGTGGATATTTGTAAACTATGTACCAGGGGCGTTTGGAAGTTTTATATCCAAAGTTATTGAAACTAGTCCAGATGTTTACGGTAATCCCGGAGAAGTGTTTAATAAGAACGGCGCAAGTCACAACAGCTTAACTAATTGGATTGATAATTTCCATGATGGCAACGTTATTGAGATGTGGGCTTCTTTAGATCTTACTGATAGGGAAAACTATATTAGCAATGCTATTAATGTTTCCTCGTGCAGATCAACTGATCTTCATAGAGTACATCGGCTAACAGTTCCAAGTCTGCATGATCTTTTTGTTGATACTTTTACAAATGCTAAATTTATAAAAGTAGTATTTGAAGAAAACTATTACGATCTAATTGTTGACATGATGTGTAAAAAGACTTATATAGATGGATCGCATGGAGCATTAGCTAAAATTAAAAATAAGGATCCACAACTATATAAAATTTTAAAAAACGTACCCATGGAACATCAACGTAAATGGTACAGGAAACAATGTATTACAGTTATAGATCGTACAAAAGACATTAAGCCAGCTGAAAGAACACTGTTATTTAATGTTGCAGATCTATTTAATGGCAACTACAATAACGCATTTAATACGATGTTTAAATTTCTTAACATTAAACCTGGTCAATACACCGATCTAATAGAAAAATTTTTAGAGATCCATAAATTTGAGGAGACATCACAAATTGGCTAAAGAATATACCCCAGACTTACAGAAGTTATTCTTAGAAATGATGATGCAGGATGCACAGAACTATGTCAGAGTGCAAAATATCTTTAATCCAGAAAACTTTGATAGAAGTCTTAAAGACACAGCAACATTTATCGCAGAGCATAGCACAAAGCATGCCACACTGCCCACATATGAAATGGTTAAGGCAAGCGTTGGAGTTGAGTTAAAGCCTATCCCTGATATGTTAGATGGACATAACGATTGGTTTATGGCAGAGTTTGAAGGGTTTACAAAACGACAAGAACTAGAACGTGCAATCCTTAAGAGTGCAGACATGTTAGAGAAAGGCGAGTATGATCCAGTTGAGAAACTAATTAAAGACGCAGTCCAAATTAGTTTAACCAGAGACATGGGAACAGATTACTTCCATGATCCCAAGACTCGTATTGATGATTACTATAACAGTGGTGGCCAGGTAAGCACTGGTTGGACTGCAATGGATAGGATATTGTATGGTGGATTTAGCAAAGGCGAACTTAACATCTTTGCAGGTGGATCAGGGTCAGGCAAGAGTTTAGTATTAATGAACATTGCTCTTAACTGGGTGCTACAAGGGCTTAGTGGTGTATATATTTCGTTAGAACTTAGTGAAGCACTAACTAGTTTACGCACAGATGCAATGCTATCCAATATGAGTACAAAAGATATCCGCAGGGACATGGATACAACTACTATGAAAGTTAAGATGGTAGGTAAAAAGTCTGGCAAGTATCGTGTTAAGGCGTTGTCAGCACAGAGCAATATTAATGACATACGTGCATATTTAAAGGAAGTACAAGTACAAACAGGAATGCCAATTGACTTTGTTATGGTTGATTATTTAGATTTGTTAATGCCAGTTAGTGCCAAGGTAAGTCCCAATGACTTGTTTGTTAAAGACAAGTATGTTAGTGAAGAACTACGCAACCTAGCAAAAGAACTTAATATACTAATGGTAACAGCAAGTCAGTTAAACCGTAGTGCAGTAGAAGAGATTGAGTTTGATCATAGCCATATTAGTGGCGGCATAAGCAAAATTAACACTGCTGATAATGTGTTTGGTATCTTTACAAGCCGTGCAATGCGTGAACGTGGACGTTATCAGATCCAGTGTATGAAATCTCGTAGCAGTACTGGCGTTGGTATGAAAATTGATTTAGATTACAATATTGACACAATGCGTATGACAGATCTAGCTGATGACGTTACTGACAATCGCCCACAGGGAAATATTATGGATCAAATTAAGAGTAGTCCAACAACCGGCAACACAGACGAGAGTAAAGTTACTGCAACTGTGCAAAGCAGTAAACTTAAAAACATGCTTGCTGGGTTAAAGCAGAATGACTAGGCTGTTTACACTTGGGTGTAGTTTTACTGCCTATCATTATCCAACTTGGGCAGATATCGCCGGCACTGCATTTAACTATTTTGAAAACTGGGGTAAACCTAATAGTGGAAATAACTATATTTTAAATAGTTTAATAGAATTAAATTTAAGGAACAGCCTTACATCGGATGACACTGTGTACATAATGTGGTCAGGTATTGCAAGACAAGATTCCTATCAAATTAATGAATGGATGTGTGAACATAACGAATTTGATAAAAGTGGATTTAGTTGTGTCCGAGGATACGAACTACTAAATTGTGCATGGTTCTCCGCGGCTCAACATATTTTAGAAAACTTAAAGGTAAATTGGAAGATGTTTAGTTGGCAGTCATGGGATACAGAATCTGATGTTTATAAAATTTACAAACCAGTCTTGGATCAGATATCTGCTTTTAATTATACAAATCAACAGGTATATCCTTATGTAGAACCAATTGATAGCACATTGTTATATCAACGTGACTCTGGCGCAGACTGGCCTTCACATAAGGATATACTTAGTGGTAATTATTCAGTAACTGAAGAAATACAACAAGAGATTAACAACTTTTTTAAGAAAGTTAAAAATTTAAAACAAAAAACTTATGGCCAACCAGACTTGCATCCTAGTCCACTAACACATTTAAAGTTTGTAGAGGATCAACTTCCTGAGTTAAATATCAGCTCGGAAACACGAGATTGGGTAGAGCATATAGATCAGTGTTTGCTGGAAAATAAACCATTCTATTTTCAAAGTTCAACTGTCCGGAACAGACTATAATGGAGAACATAGAGTTCCAGCTTAAATTTAATTATACATATGACTATATTCTGCCAGATATTCGTATCTATGTTGACGACGATCTAAAAATGGTAACTCAAAACCAAGAGCATTGTAAATTTTGGCACGAGTGTGATTTTAGCGATCATGTATTACGAATAGAACGTACTGGCAAAACAAATAAATGTCCAGAGCAAACTGTAGAACTAAAACAAGTAGTTGTAGACGGGATAGACATTAGAAATATACTTTGGATTAAAAGTTACAACGAAAATTACTGGCCAGAACCCTGGGCCACGCAACAACGTGAAGCGGGTAAAACCTTAGAAAAATATTTAGAAGCTGAATTGTTATTTGGGCATAACTGTACATGGAGATTACCATTTACTAGTCCTTTTTACAATTACGTAATGGATTGGTTACAATGACGTACGATATTAATAAAGTGCTACCAAAGATCCAAACTGTTTCTGACAAATATATTTTAGGTCTCAAGGATAAATGGTTTCAAGATACCCATGCACAAGTAACTTGGAAAGAATATGTTCCACAAGCCCAGGAATGGTTTCTCAGTTCTAAATTAGTTGATCTTCATGGCACTGAACACTTTCCTTATGTTGATGTTACCTGTGGCAATACACAGTTTATTGAAAGTTTTGTGTTAAAATATGGCTGGGATGGATTTCAAATACTTAATAGAGAATATGCTTATTACGGGCTAATGGGCAAGCATGGTGTAGAGCTTGAAGAGCTAGAGCCTAACAAGCCAATGATTATTACACTGCCAGACTTTATCACAGGTGAAATACGCTGGGAATGGAACGAAATATTGCGTATTGCAGAAGAACGTAATATTAATTTGCATTTAGATTTTGCCTGGACAATAATGGCACGTAATATTTCAATTGATTTAACTCATCCACGTATACAAAGTTTTGGTATAAGCATGAGCAAACTTAGTTTAAATTGGAATCGTGTTGGGTTACGCTGGAGTAGACAACGCACAATGGATGGAATTACTATCTTAAATCACTATTATAAAACTGATATTAATACCAATGTATTCAGTTGCGGATCATTTTTAATGAATCATATAGATAGAGATTATGGTTGGAACACCTATGGTGCATTAAATAAAGACATATGCGAAAAATTAAACTTAAAGCAAACTAAATTTGTTCATTGTGTGCATAATCCTAAACAAGACGATCACGGATTGCATTGCATTACTCCGTTGCTAGTTAAACATGCTTAACGTATATAATCACTGGGATAAATTAAAGACATGCATTGTAGGCCGTACATACAGCCCTGACTTCTATAGTTTTGTAAAAGACCCGGCTGTTAGGAAGTCCATGTGTGTTATTGCAGAACAAACAGAAGAAGACCTAGCAAATCTATGTAACCAATTACGTAAATTTGATGTTACAGTTATTCGCCCCAGTGTTACAGATAATTATTTGGATGTAAAATATGGAAAAAAGATATTACCAGCACCTTTAACACCCAGAGATTATACTGCCGTAATAGACGACAAAGTTTTCATGCCAACACCTAACGCAAATGAGTTATGGAACACCCTCCGGGGAGCAGACTGGCCAGAGGTACCGCCTGTAGATTTGCTTCGTGATGGTACAATATCTGGCTATGACAATTTTAGTATAGAAGACTTGTTTTATTTAGATCATACCTGGCTAACTGAGTTAGAGAGTTTAGCACGTAAATTAGGAAACGAGATTATATATGATCATAATGTCGACAGCGCAATGGTACAACGCATCGGAGATAATTTATATGTGGGAAATTGGAAGTCAGGCGACCCTTGGATAACAGATAAGTTATCTACACTTTTTCCTAACAAACAAGTTACATTAATAGAATCACACGGACATCTAGATGGTCGTTTATGTATTGTAAGCCCTGATCTTATTATTACTGACTCTAATATAAAGGTTAACCATATATTTCCCGATCATGAAATATTTACTGTAGGCTCAACAGTGGTAAAGGAATTTGGCAAAGCCAAAGCTGCATCTATTGGCAAGTGGTGGATACCAGAACAATTGTCTAGTTCAGGATTTCAAAACTATGTAGAAACATATTTGTCAAACTGGGTAGGAGAAGTTCAGGAAAGTTGTTTCGACGTTAATATGTTAATTGTAGATCCAAGAAATGTTTTTTGTAGCACAGAAGATCCTAAATTATTTCGTGTATTAGAAAGTCACGGTATTACACCGCATGTTGTACCTTATAGACACAAAATGTTTTGGGACGGAGGATTGCATTGTGTAACCAGTGATTTAGATAGGACTCCGGTATGATAGACCAAGATCTAATTAAGTCTGGATCCATGCACTTAAAAAGTATGTTAGCGTCTTTAAGCACTGATCATAATGGATTAATATTAATTGAAGATGTTTTTACTGATCAGATTATAGAAAAATTATTAAAGTTTTGCATTGCCGCTGATGATTGGGAACCACAGTTAACAGCAGACAACAAAACCGTTGTAGAAAACCGGGAAAAAATATCCTGGCGTTACGATTGTATAGTGGAAGAAACGCATACTATATTAGAAAATGCTACTCCAGAAATCTCTAGGTTAATAAAACGAGATAACTTAGTTTTTGGAGGAGTAAATTTATGGAAAGACATTGAAGGCTATACTATTAAGCCACACACAGATAATCCTGTAATACAGACATCATTACAAGTTTACATTCAGAACTTGCCAACTCTATCAACTATATTTGATTACGACGGCAATTTAGTCCATACTAATCCAAACACCAATGCAGGGTATATCAGTGACAACTTAATAGGCATACCGCATTGGCTACCCAATGCAGTGCCTGCAGAATTTAATCGGTACAGTCTTCACGCTATTTGGTCGTATTAGATTAGTCTGTGTCGTCGCTAGCTTTATCGTTGCTTATTGCTGCATCCCATCCAAAATTAGGATGTTCAAGTTTACCCAAGTAACTATGAATAACATGATCAGTTAATCCATCAAAGAACTTAAACTTGCACCAATTAGAAAATCTAGCACGGAATTGATCTTTTGTTCTTTGCCAAACTTTTGCGTTTCTAAATTCACCGTAGTGGTTAAGATATTGCAAGCTACCGTAGTGCTTGAATCCCATGATCTTTAATGGAACTTTAGGAACAACGTCGTTGCAGTTAACAAATCTATAATGGACAAAGCTACAATTGGACCGCCAAACTTTATCTCCTGTTCTCGGACAACCGTATGTATAAACAGCTTCTACACGGTCTTGTAACCTAGCGGCTGCAATCATTGACATACCGCCTCCTAAACTGTGGCCGCAAATGTAAAGTTTCTTATTTGGTTCAGCATTAATACATGCAACTACTTCGTCCCATACTTTTTTAACTTCGTCATAAAATCCGTCATGAACCCAACCAGCATGTTGACTACGATGCTTCCATGCTTTAACGTCTGCAAGAACATCTTTAAGTTGTGTAGGTTCAGTGCCTCTAAATGCTACTACGATGTCTTGTTCGTTAGTAAAGATCATGCATTGCGCACTTCCGTTACTAATTAGTTTATTGTTTGTGTACCCTAGTTGTTTACAAAGTGCCAACGCCGACACAGCGTCCATGTACGCATAAGAACTTAGTTTAGCGTAATGTATCGCTAATTCTCTAGTAGTAGATTGCATCTGTCTTCTCCTCCTGCTATACTGTATTTAACAGATAAATAATATAAAATATGGAACTAAAGTAATATGAAACGAAACACTCGCAGTCTGTTAGAGGAACTTAATTCAGTAATTATAGAACGTGATCTTAGGCACGTAGTTGAGCGTCGCGGGGAAAATATTATTGAAGGTGCAATTAAACTTATTGAAGATATACACAGTCACTATGACGCTGAAACTGCTGGAGATCTAGAGCGTAGACTAGTTAATAGTATACGCGGCAGAGATGGCAAAAAGTTTAAGCGTGGATTAAAAAAGGCAGACAATAATGGCTAGGCAATTAGTATCAGAGGGTGGTAACATTTTTAAAAATGACGATGGCACTCTGGTAACCCAGCGCATCAATAAAGCAGACGTTGATCCAACATTAGCATGGGTTGAGGCTATTACTGGAATACCACATAAAGATTTTAAACTAGGTTCAACAGGCATTCGTGCCACATCAGGCGATATGGATATTGCTGTTAACCAAGCAGAGGTTGACAAGGGCGAGTTGTACAATAAATTGGCGGCATGGGCACAAAAAAACCATCCTGACGACGATGTCAGGCAATGGGTTGCTAAGTCAGGTATAAGTGTTCACCTTAAAACTCCTATTAATGGCGATAATGAGCAAGGATTCGTACAAACAGACCTAATGTTTGGTGACCCAGACTGGATGAAGTTTACAATGAAGGGTGCTGGCGACGATACTCCATATAAAGGAGTACACCGTAATATACTAATCGCTAGTATTGCTAAAGGACGTGGCTATAAGTTTTCACCTAAGAATGGATTAGTTAACAGAGAAACTAATGAAATAGTAACTAAAGAGCCTGACCAGATTGCAGATATACTGCTGGGAAAAGGTGCTAAACGAGCCGATCTCGACAGCGTTGAAACTATTATTACTAAGTTAAAAGGTAGTCCAGAGTTCGAAGCACTAACAGCAGATGCTAAAGAGTACTTTGCAAAGGACAACTTAACACTTCCTGAATCAGTTTATGCAGAAGTAGGAACTACAGATTGGTTTAGCCAATTATCGGAGAGACTAAAATGAGATTCTTAGAATTTAAACAGTCAATTAAAGAAGATCAAGAAGTAAGTTATGATAATTGGGACCATGATTACCCAGTTGAGTATAGTCAGTACCTGGAAAAAACATTTGGTGAACCTGAACAGTTTACAAACGAGCAAACTGTATGGCAAAATATTGATGGATTTAAAAGAGTAGTTGTAAGAGACGAGTACATACTACACGGAAGCCCAGCACCACACTATGACTTTGTTTACTGTTATGTTGACTTAGAAGTTCCTGAAGATCTAAGTGACGAGTTAGCAAATTGCAGTGGTAGTATTTTAATAGACCATTTAAAAAACGAAGTAGGTGCTAGATGTGGAAGTTTAACTGCAAACGCAACTACGTTAAATTTTGTAATGGATGTTATTACTGGCAGAGTAGAACCTGTAAAAGAAAATTATAATGCCGCGATACTTGGCATGAAAAAAATGTTTAAGGATGGTGAAAAATACGAGTTAGATTGGTGGGAAGACAAGGCAGGGGATGCTGATCCTAAGAACCCATTTTACGAAAGTATTACTGATGTTACTGTTTGAATTTGACAAAGTCGGATGTCCAAGAACAAGAGCAAAAGAATGCACTTGTGAACACATCAACACAATTACCGAAGCAGAACAGACAGTGGTTGCACAGTGTATGCTTGAACACTCTGACACTGTAAAGGGTACTATATTGCTAATGCAGGCACCAAACACATACACTCTGATTAAAGGTACAATAACAGGACTAGAACCAGGGCTACACGGATTTCACATACATGAGTTCGGCGACATGAGCGATGGTTGCAAAAGCATGGGTGGACACTATAACCCAGACGGATTAGACCATGGAGACATTAACAAAGGACATGTTGGTGATCTAGGCAACATAACAGCAGATGAATCGGGTACAGCAAAGTTTACAATCGAAGCAAAGAGAATAGACTTGATTGGAGAACGTTCTGTTATAGGTAGAGGATTTGTAGTCCACGAAGACCAAGATGATCTAGGAAAAGGCGGAGACGCAGAAAGTTTAAAAACAGGAAATGCAGGAGAAAGATTAGCCTGTGGTGTTATAACACTCAGAGAAAACGTGCAGGAAAGCGTAACACCTGGATCTAGACGTACACTTAAAGAAGCAGCACGTATCCAACATGCAGAAGATATTGTCTTCTGGGAAGGTAGCAAGGGTGCAACACGAGCCCTGCAAAGTCTACGTAACCTGGACCAAGGTGGACATAAACAAGTTACTATTAAATGGGACGGAAGCCCTGCTATTATCTTTGGTCGCAATGCCGGCGGCGAGTTTATCCTAACCGACAAGTCAGGATTTACTGCTAAAGGATATGACGGGCGTAGCAAGAGTGCTAAAGAGTTAGAGCAAATGTTCCTGAACAGATCTGGTGGTAAGAACAGAGAAAACCCTGGCTATGTTAAATTTGCTGGCAATATGAAAGCTATATTTGACGAGTATGAAAGAGCAACACCCAAAGACTATGTGGGTTTCTTTAAAGGCGACTTGTTATATTTTACTACACCTCCTGTTAAAGAAAACAATTATGTGTTTAAACCTAATATCGTTGAGTATGCAGTAGACGTAAACAGTGATTTAGGCAAGAAGATTGGCGCAAGTAAGACTGGTGTTGTTATCCACAGACAAGTACAGCCAGACGGCACAGAAACTCCGTTGCAAGACCCTGGTATCTTTGTTAGTAACGATGTCCTTGTTGTGCCTCCTATTACTGCTGAACGAGCACCACAAGTGCCACATGCCGCCTTAAACAAGTTGGAACAAGTTATTAAGAAAGATGCCGCTGCTATTGACAGTTTATTAGATCAAAACAAATTACGTCAGATGCAGATGTCAGATTTCTCTAACATCCTTTATGCTTACACTAACAGCAAAGTAGACACAGGGCTTAGTGGTCTTGGATCAGACTTTGGTAAGTGGTTAGAAACTGCTAAAGTAAGTGACAAAAAGAAAGCTAAGATTGCTGAGTATATTAACGACAATACAGCTGGATTTAGTGCATTATGGGAAACAGTAAACACTATTATGATGGCAAAAGACCAGGTTATTGCTGATATTGATGCACAGGGCGGCACTGTACAGCAGAACATTGGCGGCCAAGCAGGCGGCGAAGGGTATGTATTAGCGCATCCTGAAGGTGATATTAAACTAGTTCCTAGATCTACATTTAGTGCAGCTAACCGTGCAGTACAACGATAAATACCAGTAAGGTAAGGGTTAACCATGAAAATTTCAGATATTACACAGCGTAGCCAAGTACAGCATATCGCAGAAGGTCGCAAACAGTTAGATGAGGTTGGATTACTGGGAATGGGTGCGTCAGCAGCTATGAGAGCATTGCAGGCCGCGGGTATTATTGGAACAGGGGTAGATGCGGCTAAGAACTACTCTGCCTGGAAGGATGGTAAAATTACTGGAAAAGAACTTGCTGCAAGGACAGGCGGTGATTTGGCACTAGGATTGGGATTAGGTGCAGCTGGCGCTGGAGTCAAGTCAGCTTTAAAAGGTGGCAAAAAATTATTAGGCAAAGGTGATAATGTAAGGGATCTTGTAAAACAAAAAAACGCTGCTCAAAGGGAGATAAGAAAACAACAGGATCGGTTAGATAAACTTAAAGGACGGACCGATCTAACACCCGCAGGCAGGCGTGCCAGGAGGAAAATATTAGACCCAAAAAAGCAGGCAGCCGTGGCAGATAAAAAAGCAACAAACATGCAATTAAGAAGAAACCAAGGCACTAAGAAAAAAGATTTCTTAGGATTTGGCTCGGCAGGTTTAGCAGTTCCTGATATGCTGGATCCGGCGCGAGATCCAGCCTATAAAGCATTGGGCGGGGCTAATAAAAGCGGCCAACCAACTGCTGGTACTGGCATGGACGGTGGCGGTGGCGGCGGTAAAACAGATGCACAAAGAGCAGCCGAACGTGCGTCACGATATAAATCTGATTTCATCACCAAAGGAATCACGACAATAGATCCACAATAAGTACACACCCAAGGATAAAAAGTAATATGTTTGAATTTCTAAGAGATGAGCTAGCTGAAGCAAAGTATATGCGTAGCCCTAGAGACACAGTGGGCCGCAGTGAAGATAGTATTGCCCAGGGGTTCTTTGAGCACTTAATGGTACTACAACAAATGCGTTTTGAAAACCCATCATTTGCTCAAAAATATGCTAAAGATACCCTACGTTATATGAGCTTTACAAATGTAAGAACTAGTGCAACAGATTTACACAACATGGCTGCAATTTTAAATAATCCTAGTAAGTTTTCAGATAAACTTGGCGGTATGGGAAATGTTACTTTTGACGAACTTAGTTTTAAGCGTTATTTAAGAAACGTTGCTAATAACAAGTATGTTCCCAGTCAAGACCGTGCCTACTTTTTAAAGACACAAAAGAACATGGGTATTAAAAATAGTTTACTTAAAAGAGCCAGACGTATAATGGGCGATTATGGTGCAACAAATCCAAATGAAAGAACCAGCGTAAGCATGCGTCTTACTAATAGTTTTAGACAGGATGGCAAGTTTCGAAGCGATTTATTTAAGCCGTATACTGCTACAATTAAACAAAAGAAATTGGTTCCAGCAGTAAAAAAAGGCATGGGAATAGCAGCAAAAACTGCGATTGGCATGGTAGGTGGGTTTAGTGCAGGATATGCTATTGGACGCAAGATAGGCTAATGATTCTCATCATTTAGCATAAATAGATTTAACTAGTTAAGATAAATATATATAAGCACAGTTAAACGCTAGTGCATAGAGATTAAAGGAATTATAAAATGGCCGCAAATACAGACCACAC